TGCCCAGCTTTCGGCCATCTTTTTTAAATCGTTCATTAGTATCTCCTTCGAGGTTGAACCATTTGCCATCTGTGTCTCCCAAGCTAGTAAAGGATATATGAAAGTGACTACGATGCGGATTAGCCCCGTTGTATTTACGACGCTTCCAGCCCAGTATTGGGCTCATAATCTTTCCATCAAAAATAATATATTTGATTCGCTTATCGCCTTGCTTGGCCAACTTACGAATCTTCTCGACCAGAGCATAAGCTTCTTCTTTATGAGCGCTTAAATCTGCATCAATATCTAAAGCTCTGACGATTCCTCTTGCGTCTGGTATATGGTCAGAACTGCCCTTTGCAAGATGCCGAGCATCAGCCACCCAGCCATCAGACTTACGATCCCTATCAGGATAATCGTCATCTATCTGCTGCCTGAGCTGAACACCTGCTGCGCATAATTTAGCCATATTCCTACGAGATTGTGCCGTTTTCAAGACTTGGTGTGGATTGTTCCGCTTGGCGGCGTTCGTATTCGGACTTTAACATTGAAGTAAAAGTTTCGTTGCCGTGGTCAATTATGGCGTGTTCTACTTCTGTGCCATCTGTTCCTGTTACTTTAATAAACTTTACATTATCCATTTTTATAACTCCGCATTTATTCCGATAAAGCCCGATGTTGAATTGTTCGTAAGTAATTCATAAGGTCTAAATTGTGTTGCACCCGTTACTGTTGCATTGACTCGTGGGTTGTTTGATGTTGGTCCGTCCAGAGTAACCGCTGAAACAGCGCCAGTGAATCCATTTCCGTCAAAACAAATCAAAGTTGAAAATTCAACAGATGACGGAATTGTTCTCATAGTTACAGGATTTGGAACTGGAAACGCTACAACTGTGGTGCTTTTTGCATAACCTAATCCAAAACTTTGATAAACAGCCTGCCCGCCCACTCGATAATAATACCTCTGGCAAGCGGCTAACTCGCCTTGAATTGTGTTCATTGCTCTACGGAAGGGTAGGGCTACCGAACCAATATCTATTTGAACGCCTGTGATTTCATAATAATCATTTGTAGATGCAGTTCCTACTGGAGTAAAACCTAAATAAATTCCAAATTCCGCAGCCGTAGCAGCAATGGTGCCCGTAGCACTAAACCTTTGCCAAGTGGTTGTAAGGGTTACTGAAGTGTTAATTGGGCTTGCCCCACCTGTGTAACCAGTTAATATGTTTTGGTCTGTTCCTGTTCCTGAATCAATTTTAACTGTAAAGGCTGATGAGGCAGAAGAATAATTTGCTCCAGCCCTTGCATAAAAAGATAAAGTAATAGTTTTGCCAGCATAAGGAATCGCATTTACAGTTTCTAATGATTGGGCTAATGGTAAAAATCCAGTGCCAGTTTGACCAGAGTTTCTTTGATAACGTAAGCAATATTGAATATTAGGCAGATTTGTTGAATCGCCTGTAGATTGTCTGGAAAGTGTGCAGGCTTGATTTGCTCCAGTTGTAGTTTGCCATCTATCAGCACTAAAACCATTTGCCGCTGAAGTGGAAGCGGCTAGAGAAAACGAGGTGCCTCTTTGCCAAATATCATAGGCTCCATTAAGTATAGGGTTAGATGCGCTAGGTGTTGCGCTGTATCTAAGTCCGACAGTTGCGGCACTATCCGCGACAAGTGTTTCACCATTATTTCCAACTGCTAGGCGAGCTGGTGTGTCATTGGCTGATGCAGCGATGAGATCGCCTTTGGCATCAACTATTGCATTTTGAATAGCATTGGCATCATCGGTAGTGACCCAGCTGTAATCAAGGTCGGTATTGGAAGCTTTGCTTAATACTTGACCAGTTGTCCCACCTTTAAGATCAACTAATGAGGTATCTATAGATGAGCCAAGGGTTCTTATGGCTAAAGCGCCATCCTTGACTAAATCTGTATCAGCTGGAGTAGCCCAGTTGAAATTTGTTGTATTCGGCATTTAGCTAATAACTCCTATCGCGTCTTGCCATTCTAGCGTATTAAGAACACTATTCCAGCTTTCAGACGCATTGACTTGGGCCCATTGTTGGGCAACTGCTGAGAACTCTGTTGGGGTAGCTAGGAAGGTAACTGATAGGCCCGAGACCGAAGCGCTGAAAGTCCAGCCCTCGACAAAGCCAGTAAATTCACCACCGAGCATACTAAGAGGCAGATTGGTAATTCTAACTGGCTGGCCCATAAATATATTTAATAGGGCATCTCTGTCTGCATTATCGATTTCAGGGGATTGAAGTGCGAAAGTAATTGATTGGAAGGTGTCTCTAGGGTAAGACCTAAGAGCAATCAGACGATCTGCTACATCTTCGACATCGGCGGTGTTCTTTAGGTAGCTGCTAAATTGCTCAGCGAATAGACCATAGATTACTTGAGATTCAGTATCTTCGGCGGTATAAGAGTTATTAAAGTTATTGCCATAATCCATAACGATTTTATTGGCTAAGTCTCCTTGACGCTGGATGACGCCAATGCCAGAGGCTATGGCGTGGGAAGCGTCTAAATCTGTGTAGCCATTAGCCACTAGGTAATCTTGACGATGGCTTGCATCTGCATAACCAATAAGGCCATTAGCATCTTCATATAAATAACCTAGGGCTGAATTAGCAATCTGATTGGCTATTGGAGCAATTACGCTATCGGTAATCTGGCGGCTGACCATCGTATATTCGCCAGCATCAATTTCACCTAGCCCAATATTTTGTGCGTCTTCCCAAGTTTCGGTCGCATCGTAATTAGCCCAAATTTCAGCTGGTGGAACTTCATTCCAAGAATTAAGAAGCAAGTCATCAAGTAAATCCAATATCTGCGCTCCATCTAAACCCTGTGCTAAATTGCCATCAAAGATAGCTCTTTGCAACCTTGAAAGCGCTCCGATAGCGGTAATTCTTAGGCTAGTGATAATTGCACTTGATCCAGCGCTTTGAACTACTTGGCGTAAATCTGAGATTCTGCCGCCAAAGATTGCCACATAATTTGCGTTTGAGTCTTTGACTTCTACTGTAACTGCGCTATTGATTGTAAAATCATAATTAGTCCCATCGGTGTTAATAATTTGAAGGGAGCAATAACCCGGAGGAGTAGGTGAATTAATATCTTGACGGCCAGAGGTAATAGTTAGGTTGCTTAAAGTTACTGAAGTAAGTTCATCGCCATTGACCTTAATTCGCCAATCTGGAGTCCATAGGGTCATAGGATTTGAGCCGAAGTCCTAAAATCGCCAGCACCAGTAGTTCCGCGATTAGTAGAATTATTGAGAGCCAAGATAACTGCTCTTGTAAATCCTTCTTCATCAATAGCGCTTGGAGCATTCACATTGATAGTAACACCAGCGTTATTAGCTGCAACTGTCCCAGCGACATTAAATCCAGCTGGTATCGCATTACCACTTGGATTCAATCCAGATGGAAAAGTAGGCATTGTGCCTGTGACAACTGGAATCGTTGCGCCACCTCCGCCACCTCCGCCACCTCCGCCTCCAGCGCCACCTCCGCCTCCAGCGCCTCCTCCTGCTCCAGTAGTTCCTCCGCCAGTAATTCCGCCACCGCCCCCGCCACCGCCGCCACCAATACTTGGAGAAGTAAAAGAAGGTTGTGTAATTGTTGGGATGTTTGGTAAAAGTGGAATTGCATTGTAAGCTCTAATTAAACTATTTATCGCATTTATTGCAAATTGAACAGCGGTTTGAATGCCTCTAACTACCGCACCAATAACATCAAGAATGCCACCTGCTACTTTACCGATAAATCCTAGTGCTGATCCTAGATTGTTGATTAATATTGGCACTACAAAATCTTTAATAAAGTTATAAAGAATAGTCAATGAGTCTTTATTTCTGGCAATTGCATCGGTGACTGGCTTTAATGCTGCATCTTTAAATTCAATAAACTTTGGGATAACTGTGTTAATAAAATAATCTAAAAGCTTCTGGAGCGTAGGCAATAAAGCTGCTCCTACTGATTCTTTGGCTTCATCAAAACCTACTTTAAGTCTTTGAATTTGTCCCTCGAAAGTATTGGCTTGGACTGTAGCCGCTCCACCAAAAGTTTCAGCTAGTTTCTTGGTAGTTCCTTCTAAGCCAAGGGTTTTGATTTCGGCTGAAGATAAACCGATACCAAGTCTGCCCAAAGCGGCTGTATTACCTTCATAAGCCTTACCAAGGGCATTTGATACGGCTTCTACATCTTTCCCAGTAGCAGCAGAAATATCTAGGGCTAGGGTTAATAAATCTTGAGACTTGCTAACTGATCCTGTAGCAACTGCTAAGCGCTGAAGCGCTGGGCGCAGTTTATCGTCTGCAACGCCAGTAGCTAGGGAGGTCTTTAATATCTGTTCTTCAACTGCTGCAATTTGCTTATTGGTTGCACCAGTTACATTCTGTAAGGCATTGGCTAATCGCTTCTGGGCTGCCTCATCTTCAATAGCTGCCTTAACGCCATCAACGGCTAACTTGACCGCATAGGCAGCAGCTGCTGCGGCTGCTGCTGCAAAAGCTACTGCTGCTGCTTTACCAAACTTCTCTAACTTACCGCTAAAGCCTTCAACCTCTTTAGAGCCAGTATCAAGATTTTTCTTGAGATCAGCAACATCAGCAAGAATAGAGAGCTTGAGCGTTCTACTGCCAGCCATTACTTATCCCACTCTTTCAATATCTTGGAAAATGCTTCTTGCCATTTTTTAATCAATTCAGGCTGAATCTTACGAAGGGTTGGGT